TATACCATCTCCACCTTCAATAGCTTGAATTGCCTCAATAGAATCTCGGTCATCCCATCTGACTATAATAGGCACGTCAGCTCCATAAGTAATAACAATTTCATCACCATCGGCTGGAGTAGAAGTATAAGTCCCCAGTGATAAAACTTTAGTAGTAGCATTCAGCATAAAATCATAATCATCAGGGTTGTCAACACCATCCCAACCAACCGTCTTACTTACTCCGTTTAATTTTAGTGAAGGTTCAGGTGTAGGATTAGCTTGATATTTACAAGTCCATTCGGTAGTAACGCCATCTCCAACAAATAATTCAGTAAAATCTTGGGTTTCATATTTTGAAGACTTAACATATACTCTATTCCTTAGTTGAGATACATCAACATTAATTACTAAGTCTCGATAATAGGCTTGGTCATCATCTAATTGAAAAGAGGCTGGGTAAGTAGTCTTTAGGAAAAAGTGAATATCCTTATCATAGTCAACATACCACTGGTAACCACAGGTTTCAGCTATTTTATCAAGAGCTTCCGATACTTGAATATAATCAAAGGATATTTTGGTTATAGTTGGTCCATCAGCAACATTTACGTAAGTAAATCCAGAAGTATATTTATTAATGATATCTTTTATAATATCTCCAGCTAACGTATTAATATAACTCTCATTAACTAACTTTTTATTCAGGTCACGGGAATAGTCTACACATTCAACACTATACTTTAATAGGTTAGGTGGTAGGAAATTCTCTTCTATAGATATAATTCTACCTGCGAATAATTTAGTCGAACCTTCCTCAATTAAAACTTCCTCTCCAGCTTCAGGAGCAACAGTGACATTATTGCAAATAAAATCAAAAGAAGCAGTATTAACACTGTTCAATTCATCAACAATTGATAAAGACCGTGCATCGATATATTGAGTCTTATCTGTCCCATTTATTTTTATACTAATTCCCATTATTAGTATCTTCTCCTCTGATTAAGTTTTCTTACAATTTCATCACTCACTTTATTAGCTAAATGTTTTAAATCAATTTCATTAGAAATATTATTACCAGAGATATAAACATTGATATTAGTTCCAAAACCTGCAGTTGAAGCAATATTCGGAGTTCCCACTGGTCCCCCAGTTGCGAAAGCGGGAACAGGTGTAGGCAATCCCCGACTAATAGCCTCAATTAAATTAGAGGGAATCGCTTTAAATCTTTTAATAGCATCCACCATAGGCTTACTGATAACGTATTCGCCTGGGGTAAGCATAGCAGGAACGGTGTCGGTTAACCCGCCAGACTGATATCCTTTAATTTTTTTAGCAATACCTCCAGTAGCCATTTTTACCGCTCCACCCAAAGCATATCCTATTCCTCCACCTTTATTAAAAGGTAAAATCCATCCTACAAATCCTGTTATCGCTTTCCAGGCCCAACTCGCGATGATATCTGCTAAAGCATTTATCGCTGATTGTTTAAGAGATTCCCAGAACTGTTCCCAAACCGTCTTAGGCGTAACTAATTGGTCTTGTAAAGCTTGCATAGTTTTTGCATGTTCTTCTTTTATGTCTCTCATTTTTTGTATAGCGTTAGCTGCAGCCTCATCATCACCTGCCATTTTTGCCTGATTATACTCTTCTTCTAATTTAGCCATTTCTTCTGTAAAATTTGTATTTTCTTCTGCCATTTGCTCCTTTATTTCTGAATTAGTTTTTCCCATATTAAGAAGAGAACTGATGGCATTGGATAGTCCTGTTTTAAATCCACTTATAAATTCTTCGATACCATCTTGAAGGATAGTCATTGTAGTCCCTGCTTTTTGCTTTAAATTATCAAAAAATTCTTTCCATTTTTCCCAAGATGTTTTTATTACTTCTTTGGAATTATTCCCAAACTCTTTTAATGCTTTACTACTTGTGATAAAATATTTTTGTAAGTCAGGTCTGACATCCCAGAGCTTTGCTAATTCATACCATTTATCATAAACTTTGCCTGTGGCTTTAGCCATAGTTTCCTCTGATACAGTTACTTCGTCAGTCGCTTTTTCTACTGCTTTAAGGCTATCTCTAGTTCCCATAAAGTATAAACTAACTTGTTTCCATTCCTTTGCAACTTGTGTATATCTATACATACCATCTAATAAATCTAATTGAATATCAGTTGCTTCATCTGTATATTTAGTATAAAGTTTTAATTTTTCATTCCAATCTTCCAACAATTTATTTATAGTCTCTTGCCCTTTGGCTATTTCTTCATCTAACTCTCTTTTTTCCTCAGATACCTCAATACCCTCTTTTTCTGCTTTAGTAAGTTTTTCTCTTCTCTCATACAACATTTCTAAACGTTCATTTATCTCATCTAACATTGTACGGATTTCTTGACGACCGATTCCTTTTGGTATTTCATAAAACCTCTTTTGTAATTGCTCAGCAGACTTTGTTAACTCTTCAATTTGTTTATCAATCTCTTTCAAAGTTAATTTGTCTAATTCTTCCCTAAATTCTCGCATTCCCCCTACAGTGTCTCTCAAGTATTCTGATAGTTTCTTAATCCCTAAAACGATACCCCCAGTAACAGCAAAAGGTAGAAAAGCCTCCGATAATAATGTAATTCCAGTAATTAAACTTGGTAGTATAACAGCAATTGGACCAAGAACGGCTAATACTGCCCCTAAGCCAGCAGCCCATTTAACTATTTTTTCGGTTAATTCTGCATTTTCTTTTATCCAAATAGAAATTTTCTCAACAATATCTTTTGCTTTCCCAATTAACTCAGTTGCAATAGGCAATAATTTATCCCCCAATTCGATAGCTACATCACTTAATCTTGCTTTTAATATCCGCATTTGGTTAGCAAAACTTTCACTGGTCCGAGAAAAATCACCAATAGCATTTTTAGATTGTTCTTGTGCTATTAATAAGGTTGCATAAGCTTTGGCTTGTCTTTCAGTCTCAAAAGTAATTCCTTTCTGTCTTAGTTCAAGCACTTTTGATTTAACATCAGCTTCTAAAATAGATATCCCCAAACTTTTAAGTGATTCTCTTTCTCCGAGTAATGCTTTCGTTAAGGCTGCACTTGCCCCTTCAGCTCCCCCACTATAATTAGTAAAAGACGCTAAATCCACAGCTAACTCATTGACTTTTGTTGCTAAATCAAGAGCAGCCTCTCCAGTAAATCCAAAACCAGTTAATAAATCTCCAGTATCAGCTAATAATTGTTTCGCTTTATTGGAACTTAGACCAAAACTATCAGCAAGATTTTTAGCGGTTTTTTCTGCTTCTTCTGATACATCTCGAAAAACAGTCGCAAATTTACTACTTGTTTCTTCTGCGTCGCTTGCCATTTTCACTAAACCTATACTTACAGCAGTAATTGCCCCGCCTATAACGGTCATAGTTTTTCCAGCACTTTTTACTTTTGTAGCAAATTTATTAACTTCGGTACTGGCCTTCTCTAACTCACTTTTCAGTTTTGAGGCATTACCAATGATATTTACTACTAATTCTTCACCAGCCAATTACTTCACCTCACTAAAGAAATAGCTATACATCCTTTATGCCTAAAAAGGAGAGTATAGCCTTTTCTAACAATAATTTCCCTTTATACCGTTCAATAGCTTCGGGCATTATTACTTTCAATCTATTCAACGGAATATAAATAATCTCCTGATATCCCCAACCATAAGCATAAGCCAAAATTTTCATTACTTCTTTGGGGTTACAGTAGGGTTTCCAGCAATATCTATTGCCTTCATAAATTGTTCAATGATTTTTCCCAATTCAGACATAACTATCATTTCCCCTACTTCTTCCTCAGTAATCTTTTTATTTTTCTTTTGTAGAGCATACCAAATGACATACCTAATGTTTTTAAGCTTATCCTTAAGTTTTTCCTCTTGCCCTAATTTAGTAATATCTCCTATTTTTTCATCAAGGGTCATAATATCATTTATATTAAATTTATCAACTTCAAATTCTCTATTGCCAATTTTAATCTTAGCCATAATTACTCCTTTCGTTAAGTATTTTATACTAATAACTTGTTTCTTCATTTATGAGGGTTATTTTAATTGCATAACCATCTGCAATACTATATTTCGCTTTTCCAGATACACTACAAGTTATCCTTCCTGGACCTCCAATGTTAATAGGAAATGCGGTATATCTTACTTTGGGCATCTCAATCTTTAGAGTATAATTATGCCCCGTTTCAATTTCTGCCCCTTCAAAGGTAATCTCGAAAGCCTGCTCAGTTCCAGAAATAAACTTATCGAACTGAGTTTGGTCTGTAAAATCAAATACCGCACTTATATCAACAGTCCTTGCTGCATCTCTGTATATTGTCCCACGTAAAGGGATTTTCAGTTTCAAAAGATGGACTGGTTTTAGTTATACTTCCTTGTTCCTTAGCTATTATTCCAGCGGTAGCTTTCAGTATTTTTTCATCTACTCCAAAGCTGAAATTAAGAGTATTAACTACAGCTCCTTTATATTGAAACGCATTTCCATTATCCCGATATACCTCAATAGTATAAGGGCATACAGGACAATCAGTGGCAAAATCATCCTGTCGGGGAACAAACTCGTGTTGATAAGCCAAAAGACCGCTATCATATACGGCTGATGTAGGCTCATCAAGTGCACTCCGTAAGATATCCCCTATACTTACTGGATGCACTTCCAAGACTATATCCCCAACATGAGTTTTTAGCCCAGAATAACTTGCTGGTTCATCAATTATGCCTCTTTGTGCTCCTGATATAATCTGTTCAATATCAGTAGTAATACTTTCTGATATTATCGGTAAATATCTGTTTGCTGCTGCTTCAGTTCCCCAAGTAGTCTCTTTTCCTAAGCCTAAATGGCCTCTTGCGCCTATAGCCATTATTTATCATCTCCTTCCTTTATAGATTTTAATTTTTTTTCTTTTATCTCTTCAAAATAACCAGTAGCTAACATTTTTTTAGCTACTGCCTTATCAGCTATCTCTACTATTTCCTCAGGGTTATAAACTCCCAAGTTCGGTATCCATAATTTGCTATTGCGAATAAATTTCAATTTCATAAAATCACCTTCCTTTTTAGGCTATTCTCTTAGTATATTCAACAGTAGTAACGGAAATTCGAAGTAATATATCTCCCTTCGCTCCGAAAACAAATTTAGTATTACCTATCTCGCCCATATATACATAGCCTCCCAATGTTAAATCAGTTCGTAGATTATCCCTCATCGTATCGGTTAGGGTAATAATTGATTTAGCATTAGCTTCGGTATCTTCAAACTTTACATAAATAACAATCTCTACGGTATATTTTTCATCTCTTATACTTTGCCCAGCTATTACTGGGAAATCTTCGTCTAATAGAGAAGGAGCTCCCACGCAGGCTACGGGATAATCAGAATATCCCATCTGGTCGCCGAAATATACTCCCTTTAAATTAGCATCATTTTTAACAATAATAATTACTTTATCAATGATATTTGAAAGACTCATCATTAACTCCTTTTAGAATATTTTGGTATATCCCTTCTTAAATATGTCACTCATTGCATCGGATAACCCTTTATGTAGTATTTGTTTTATTTTGTCCTTATTACTCTCAAGTGCTGGTTTTAGAAAAGGATATTTCTTTTCCAAATGAGGAGCATATTCTACTGTGGTTCCTACCTGAGCATTAGCGGTTACTAATCGAGTAGCAATAGAAGCCCTGCATCTTCCAGTATCCACGTGAACTATCATTTTAGCTGACCGCTCTACGGTTAAACCAGCCTTTAGTAAAGCCTTATCAATTTTATCTTGAACAGTCTTTCCCGCTTTCCTAAATTTTTCAGCTAATTCTTTACCGTTAATTATTTCGGTCTTAATTTTCATTTATTTAACCTCGCTTAGAAAAATATCCAAAAATTTTCCCCAGCTATTTATCTTCTTAACCAGATACTCATCATTGCCATAAACTATCTTATCATCAATTTTTATATCTTCACTGCTTGAGCAATGCATTTTATGGGTTACATTTGCCCTAAAATAAGTGTCTTGAAAAGCAATAGTATCTCTCGGGTTCATCGGATATATACAACATCTAAGAGTAGTAGATACATCATTCCAAGCCTCTACCGCCTGACCAGTTGCCGATGTTTTTCTCTTTTGAGTTACAGTTTTATTAAGAAATCTTTCTATTCCCATCAAATCACCACTTTTTTATACGCATCTAATGTTACCTTGACATCCATAGGAATATCTTTTGTGTCAATATAAGTTACGCTATATGGTCCCAGTTTTTCTGACTGAATATTAGTATTTTTCTCGTAAACCAATTGAACCAATTTTAAACAGGCTTCTTCTAAATCATCAGGTATAGTATCATATCCAGCGTAATAAGTTATTCTAATATTGCCGTGACCTTCACAAAATCCGCCAGGAATATAAAGATGGTCTGGAAAAACCACATAGTCATCCTCATCAATTTTGTCATCATTAATCCATAATTCCCTAAATCGGGAGATATTCACATTGTTATCCCCAGTATCATCTTTGATAGTTTCCTCAAAAGTTAGAGTATTAGCAGTAACCCCTTCAGTGGCAATAGTTAACAATCCACTATTCAAATTGGAGTTCTGAACCAATACTTTATCACCAGCTTTAAAACCATCATCAACAAAAGACCCACCATCATTTCTGGTAAGAGTTTTCGTTGCACTATTCCAGTCCAACTCATCTAAATTAACTGCTAATACGGGATACTGATTAAAATATAATACTGTCTGATCTTTCCCATCATATCTTTCTTTTACGTATAATCTTGCTTTAAATTTCCTATGACAATAGTTCTCTATAAAGTCAGATACACGGTTAATAATATTTTCAATATAAGCATCCTGGCTACCACCATCAGAAGTAAGCCCTAATTTTTCTAAGGCATTAGCCAATGTCGTTAAAGCATACTGGTCTACAGCCATTTTATCACTTCCTTATTTCTTACTACTCTTTTTTATCATTTTGTCTACCGGTGCTTTTGGTATATTTTTTATCTTTTTATTCTCTTTCACTACTGGGATAATCTCTCCCAATCTCTTTCGCACTATCCATTGAGCTAATTCGTTATTGACAGAATAACTTTTCCCTTTTACAAAAATTTGGTCTTCTTTTTCATAATAAAAGCTCCGGCTAATTAGAACACGCATAAATTACTCTCCTTTCAGAAGGGGAAGTCTCAATTGACTTCCCCTTATTTTAGTCTATGCAGAACCCCTGCTACCAAAACGGCAATGCTCCATTACCAAAATTACGCTGGCTACCACTGCATCCGTGCCCACAATTGCTTCAATATTGATATATCTTCTGGTTGGGGTATATTCATATTCGACATCACCAACAGCAGTTATTTGGTCGAAACTGTAATCGGTATTAGTTAGGCTTCCGCTGGTATCACCACTTTCTATATCAATGTCTAAAGTTCCACCTATTCCTACATCACCTACACTAACGCAAACTAAAATTTTTCTGGGATAACCATAATCAGCCAGGTCAATCTCCCCAGCAGTATCATGATTCCCATTTGCTCTGGCATTTACCTCGCCAATCGCAATGGATTGAGCTCTTATAGCATCTAAAATTGCAATATTTTCAGCTAAATCTCTCATTACTATCAACTCCTTTCTAAAAATATTTCAGAGCAGGGGGTTAACCCCCTGCCAATTATCAAGTTAACTTAATTTTGTAGTCAGTCCTACAAATGGAGAAACTTCAGTAGCAGCATCTTCAGCAGTAATACTTCCGCTTAACCAAGGCTGTCCATCAACATTGCTAAACATTTTCAAACAAGTTTTATTGCTCAAGAAATAGACGTGTTTCGATTCATCGAATGCTGGTCCATAGCCATCTTTAATTAAATAGTAAGATGGGTCTATTAAAGAAATATCCCCCTGAGTTCCAGCAGCAGGAACTCGGAAAGTCCATCGGATAGGATATCCAGCTAATCTATCAGGTATTTTTTTAGTTGCATCTCCCTGAATAAATATACTATTTCCAGCAGCATCAGCCATTCCCATAATTGCTCCTAATAGACTACGAGAAATAACCCAAAAAGGATTACAACCAGGTAATATATGGGTCAACATTCCTTGAATATCAGCCCATACTACAGTTAACTTGGTATTCCTAGTAACTGTAATATAAGCAGGAGAATTAATTATCCCTAATGGCTGTCCTACTCCAGTTCCTCTTAGGAAGAAATAATCTTCAAAAGCAACTTGAGCTCTGCTGTATACCTGTTTCACATACGCTCCTAAAGCATTTGTATTGCGAATTAGTTTATCAGTTAGAACTGCATATCCTGTATATTCCTGAGGGTCAAGTTTTACATTGTCCAATTTAGGTTCTGTGTTTTTCTTCTGTCCACCTTCTGCCGTCCATTCAAACCACACTCCAGCGAAAAAGTCTTTCTCAGAAGCTCCAGCCTGATTTAATACTGGAATCTCAACGGCTGCATCTGGATGCTCCTTGCTGGCAGGTAATACTGTTGCAAAAGGTCGTATAATACCATTTTCGGAGGCTACTTGCTTTAACTCAGGAATAAATTCCTCTGGAACTAAATAGCCACCTTCTGGGTCACTACCCATTGATAGAACCTTTTCCCGATATTCCATTAGCTTAGCATCTTTTTGAATTACTGATTTTATAAAATCAGAGAATGTCGGAAATAGCTTCTTTTCCAGTTCCTTCTTTTCTCCATCTTCATCTTTTGGTCTTTCCACTTTTAGATATGGCTCTATTGCCTTATCAAATTGTTCCTTAATCATTACGCCTAATTCTTCTTTAGTCATCTTCATAATTTATCACATCCTTTCTTGTTTTTTATTGTTTTTGGTATTAGATTGTTTTACTTTGCCCAGTAGATAGTTCATCTTTTCGTTTATTATTTCTGAAATTACTTTGTCATCTACTTCTATATTTTCTTCATCTGTTACTTCACCTTTTACATCAGTATCCCCTACATTGTCTCCTTCTTCTACGATTTCAATTTCCTTTTCATTGTCTTCATCATTTTCCCGGCTATCTTCTCGGGTAGATTCGGCAGAATCTAATACCTCTTGGATTAACTGCTGAGCTTGCTTCAAATTCTGTTTATTCTTAGCATTCAAAACTGCTCCAGCTTTTAATTCAAGTTTTTCAAATTCTTTCTTTAAATCTTCAAATTTCTTTCTATAAAATAAATATTTTTCACAAAATCTTTCTGCTACCGCTAAAATACTTTTATCTTCCTCTTCTATTTCAGGAAATAATTCTTTTAATTCATCAGAAGAATAATCCCTAAACTCTGGAGGTTCTTTATCAAATTGCTTGTAGTGTTTTGCTAAGTGGTTATAAACTCCCTTCTTATCTTTTTCAGGTATATCTACTCCTCCACGAGCCCCGAGTAATGCAGCCATAGCAGCTGCCACTCCTCTCCAAACTACAGCGTGGCTTTTGGCTTTATGATGTGGCAACTTATAGGAAGCCTTAATATCAGGATTTTCCGAATCAAACCACGCACACATAACCTTCAGGTCTTCAACTTCAGCTTGTTTTACTTCTTTACCTGCATCCCAATCCTCATCTTCAGGGGCTTTGGGAGTCTCTTTGTAAGGTATAACTCCTTTTTCTTCTATTTCTATTTCCAATTCTTTTGCTTCAATATCTACAATAGTCTTCCCGTGCTCTTCCATCCACTTCTTAGCTTTTTCCATTGTCCATCCTTTTCTCTTATCAAAGACAAAAGTAATTATCTTCTTACAATCAATACAATATATGCCTTTAATTCCTTCTTTAGCTGATACAGTTATCCATCTTATCTTATGACCTTTATGCTTTCCCTCTTCACCTTTTACCGGGATTCGAATATAATTTTCAGTCTCTTCGGGTTTAGTAATGACATTTTCATTCATATTAATTTCTTCTCCCGGCCCTGGTCTTTCTGCTCGTCTCATAGTTCCACCACACTTAGGACATTTAATCTCTTTACAATGCTTATCAGAAGTCATTTTATAACCACAATTAATACATTCACAATTATATTTTGCTTTTTCGTCTTCTATTTCAATAAATCCCTCTTCTTTTAATGGTTCGATATCAATGCCTTTTTTTATTGCATTAGTTAAAGCGTTAGGATTAGAAGGCACAGCACAAGCTGAAAATTCCAACAATTCCCAAGACTTAATTCTTTTACCTCGCCTTATACTTTGTTCTGCAAGTTTTCCGTCTTCATCCTCATCATCGGCAATATCTTCTGACTTAATCGGTATAAATCCAATACTCCAAGCTCGCATAAATTTATGTTTATACATATTATAAACTGTATCAGCCAGAGGATAAATACCCTACCACTTTAGCTTCAATTCCTGAATCAGTTTTTGTCAAATCCTTCGCCTTAGCAATAGGCAATCCTTTATAATCGTGAGCCATAAGCACTACGGGATTTTTCCGAAAATTAGCTAATTTCGCCCCCTGAGGTTCAACAATATCACCATCTCTATCTATACCATTAGTGGTTATAGTCACATTCAAGGCTCTTTCCCCTTCTATTGCTTTTACATCAGCATCATAAGTTTTTAACATTAATTCCGACATATTTTTTATTCACCTCACTTTCTAAAAAAAGTTAATTCTTTATTTTTTAACTGCTTATGTATTTTTATATGACATTTCTTACATAAGGTTATTCCGTTATTCAAATTCCATAACTCTTCACATTCTAAAGCTTCTTCAAATGTTGTAATTTCATATTTTTGTATTATTTTAGAAAAAGGTTTTATATGATGAGCATGTAAATTACCCCCTCTATTATCTCCACACATTTGACAGGTAAAATTATCTCTTGTAAAGACATCAGAACGCCATTGTCGATATTCAAAACATTTTCTTATTGCCTCATATACAGTATTTACTCCACCTTTCCAATTATAATTATTTTCACCTTTTAACTTATCCCTTATTTTCTTTTTATGTTCTATAGAAAGTGGAATACCTTTTAATTTTGGTTGTCCAATCAATCTTACTTTCTTATTAGCTTTTTTTGTAATAGCAAATTTATTTCTTATATTATTTTTATATTCATATTCCATTTGACATTTAGCATTACAATAATTTCGACTTTTCGTTCTATATGCTCTCCTTATTAATTCTTTTCCACAATTAGCACACTTTACTTTTACTTGTTTATAGTTACCTGTAGTTCGATTTTTCCCAATTTTATCTTTATTAAAACATTCTTTACTACAATATTTTCCTCCACCTCTTTTAATTTCAGAAGAGAGGGTATTAAATTCTTTTCCACAATATTTACATATCTTTTTTATCGTCATTACTCCTTTATCACGGCAAGAATTGTGCACCTGCAATTTGGGTGAATTGGCGGAGCATCTACTCCACCACTAAAATTCTTATGTAAATCTACAACTTCTTTATGCATAGGCGAACATATTTCACAAGTTCTCTCGTCAATAGCACAATACCATTCCTTTTTTTCCACTACTCCTGATTGGTCGTAAGCCTGCAATGCTCCCTGATTACTGGCTGCTATAGTTTCAGTCCGAGCAATTTTCTTCGCCCTACTTCCTTTGGCTTCATCATATACCGCACTTACTCTGCTGGCAAGACTCGGAATGCTTTCACCATTTGCTACTCCTTCAGATAAAGTCTTTCTTAATTTATCTCGAGTTGTATCGCTAATAGATTTTATCAACATTCCACATCTTTCTTTTATCCATTTTACCACACGGGGATTGGTCACATCAAAACTACCCTCAACTCCCAATTCAGCATAAGCAGAAGTTCCGTTTATTTTAACCATTTCAGTTATTCGGGGCAAAGCAAACTCGGCAAATTTAGATAACTCACGTTCGTTATGAGTAATTCTTAATACGTCATCTACATCTTTTTTGACAATGCTTTTTTTCTTTCGCAAAGCTCTCAAAGCCTCCAATTCTTGCTCCTGAAATAGTTTGGTAATTCCTCTTCTAAATTCATTTTCCAGAGGGGTAACTCGCTTAATAAAAGTTTTCCAATATTTATCTTTATACTCCTGAGATAACCCCTTTTCTATTTTTTTCTCTATTTTTTGAGTCTCTTGAGATTTCTCCCCATTACTACCAGCACCAGACAAAGGCATTATATTCATCGGGGCAAGCGGAACCTTCCCCCAAGGGACTTCCTCAAGACCATCTTCTACTCTGGCCTCATTAGGGCTGATTACAAAATTCTTTAGATTGACTTCCCTCTTTTTCAAGAAAAATTCCTCATCCTCAGGGACAGGGTTATCAAATTTACAATGTAAGCCATCTTCTTTGTAATAGGGGATAAGAAAAGTGTTTAATACTTCAGCAATTCTTACGCATCTTGGTAAGATACATTCCCTATTCCAACTCACGTCTAAAGCCTTCATATTAGCCAAATTAGTCTTTTCAGGATGGGATAATTTCTGTGGTGGAGTATGGTAAGCACTCGCCAATTGTCTCATCGTCCACTCAGCTAACAGCATAAATTCCATATCTTTATTGGATAAACCAATAGTTTTTAATTTTGCTCCCCCCACTAAAATCCCAGTTTTATTAGCGTTTTCTACGCCACTATAAGTTTGCTCAAATAAAGTTAAAATCTTTTTGGCCTGCTTTTCATCTAAATTTAAATCGGTTTCCAATACTTGTTTTAAATGAGCCCCGTTTTTAAATATATTTAACTGATAAATCATATTATATTTGTCAGTATCGTAAGCATAAGCTTTTCGCTGGACAGGGCTTGCTCCTCTATACGGGTCGGTAGGATTCGGATACCTAAAGAATAAAATATCTTCTCTCTTATAAATTTGCTCTGTAGTATCTTTCCTATATTTGTAATGAGTGATAACAGAATTCTGAACTACTGGGGTCATTCTATCTGGTCGTAGGAAATATAATTCTCTTGGTATTCCTAACTTATCCTTCGCCATATAGATATAGCATTCCCCAGTAAGGTCAAGATAAGTGGAGATTAACTCTTTCAACATAAACCCAGTAACATCTGGGCTTACGTGGGTTAACAATTCATAAAACGGATGGTCTTCAATCAACTTATCATCCTTATCATATAACCTTAGGGGGATTGAGGCTATCCTCTCAGCAATCAAAGTTACACAATCAGAAACCCAACCCTGATAAGCTTTTAATTGTTCTAAGATATTTTTATATGTATTTTCACTGTTACCAAATGATGGTCTATTAGGCCAGTAACGGGGGTCATTAATTCTGGAGGTTTCTTTCGATTTGCCAATATTCACAACTATATCCGTAAAAGGTATTGCTATTTTAATAATATCACCCCCTTATTGTATAATAATAGCACACTTATTTTTGTTTTGTCAAAAATTAATCATTTAATACGTAAAAATTAGGCTGTTCCTTCTTATAGTAAACACTATACATTACATAACGAATAGCATCCATAGTGTGATCCATTCCTTTTTCTGGCTCTTCTAATATATTACCCTCTTTATCCTTCCGTCTCTGATAACTCCCTATCTCCTTCTTGATATTCACACTTCTTTCAGTAATAAATATTTTAAACTGTTGGATATAATCTATACCAGCATTGACTGACCCTTTTTCTTTTTTTGCTCCTTCAATATACGGAAATCCTTCTCTTTTAATCTCTTCTATTTTATCAGGGGCTTCACTATCAGCTATTATTCTACAATTATTTATCCCTAATTCTTTCATTTCGCTGATTAATTCTAAGATGGTCTGGTGTCTTTTATATATCAGCTCATCCACATATATTTCTTTTCGTTCAACATCTGCCACTACTTTAATAAGTGCATTAGGGTTAATGAACCCAAAATCAAGACCGTAAACTGCTTCTTCATCATCAGGAAATTTATCATTTGCTATTACTTCCCAGTTAGTATATATAGCATTTTCCAATGTCCCATACTGACCCAGCGTATATACAGTTCGCATATTGCCAGTATAACTTTCCAGCAATTTTTTGTAAGCCAAATCATCTTTAATAAAAACATTATCTTTATAGGTCGTTCTTAAGACAGCAATATCTTTTTTTTCTTCTTCAGTTAGCCCTGCCGAAAAGAATTTATCATAAGTCCAGTGAGATTTTAGAATAGGGTTATAAGTTAAAATAATTTGCATATAAACATGAAATATTCCTCTTAACCTTCTGTCTAATTCTACAAAATCTTTCAAATACAATTCAAAGGCTTCTTCAATCCAAATGCTGGTTATTCTCTCAATACTTTTTAATTTTTCAGGGTCATCAACTCCAGCAAATAATATCATATTATTATTACCTTCAAAGGTAATAGTCATTTCAGTTCTATTAATTTTAAACTCTTGAGTTAATCCCCACTTACTTATATAGTCTAAAAATAATTGGAAAACTGATTGTCGTAAAGTTCTGGCTACTTTCCTAATAACTAAAAAACGATGCCCTTCCTCCAACATCGTCCTATAAAGAATCTTTTGAAAATGAGATATCTTTTCCGATTATGAAGATAGGGGATATAAATAGGATTTAGTATATTTTCAAATTGCCTTAAATCAATTATGACTTCTTGCATTGCTTATCATCATTTTCATCCGATTTTTCTTGCTTGCCCAAAACAATAATTTTCTTTTCGGTAAGCTCAAGCTTATCAGCAGGGTATGTTCCCATTATTTTTGCTTCATCTTTTATAATCTCTAAACAAATATTCCATTGTTTTTTATCATATGCTTGCTTGTATAAATCCCTTCGTTTAGCTAAATGATAACTCAAATTTCTTTTTTTTCTTTTTTCAAATTCTTTATGCCATAAATCATAACAACGCTTGATGTATCTTTGGGTTTGTCTATCCGAAATACCCCAATTTAATGACGCATAGCGACATATTTCCGAATTAGATAATCCCCTTAAAAGCATTTTTGATATTTCCAATATTCTATTTTCTATCTCTTTTTTATTCGATTTATGCATCAAATTCATTCCTCAATTTTACTTATTTTTATATTTACCAATTCATCTGGCTTATGCAATCTATTTATTTTGTTAATAATATCATCATCAGCCTGAAACTGTAAAATTAGTCTACATTCTTTATCAAGCGATACTAAAGATTTTATTTTTAATTCTTTTATTAACGCTTCAAAGGAAACTTTCATAAAATTACCTACTATTTATTTATATACTATTCCATCAAAAAAAATACCATAAATACCACCACTTGTAACATCTATAGGTTTTAACGGAAATTCCAATTTCCCCAACTTCTCAAGATTTTTAACCCATTTTGTTAATAATTCTATTGCCTTTCTATAATCACAATCTTCAACCTTTAATGTAAAATAATTTTCGTAAGTTATGGCTTCCGTAGGAATTGCATCAGTCAACTTACGGTCACAAGGATTATACTGTATAAAATCAACATAATTATATGCTAACTTAAATCCTATCCATAATTCATTAATTCTAAATTTCACATCATCTAATATAAGTGATATTTTATGTTTATTGGCAAACCTTCTTAAATATTCAATATTTTCAATCATTTCTTCCATTTCTTCTGTTTTTCCCATCTTATTTATCCCCCTTTTTATTTTATACTATTTACCCCAATTAGTCAATTATCTTAATCAAATCATCCAACGATTTCACAACATAATATTCCCCACCGTGCTCTTCAATATTCTTTTGAAACCGCTGTTGATGTATACTCTGCCGTCCCCCAGGTCTCTTAATTTCCAAAAATAGCACACGGTTGTTTTTTATGGCAATTCTGTCAGGCGCTCCCCTATAGCTTCCTATCCCGGCCGTCAACGGAAAGCTAAACCAGCCATTAATATTCAGGTAATCTTTCACTGCTCGCTTGACATCATTCTCGGTTATTTTGACTTTATGTTTTAGCTTTTCTTTCCCCCGTTTTGCTTTCATTTAGTCTGTCCCCCCCTATTTTGAAATCCCTAATTTCTTCCTCAGTCAGATAATAACTATCTTTCTGTTCCAACTTCTTAACCTTGCTTTCTAACTTCTCAATTCTCATTTCTAATTCTCTTAATTTTTCATTAATTTTTTCAATAACAGTTTTTGCTTCCATTTAATTATCTCCTCTTAAAATTTCTTCTAAATCTTCTATTATATTTTTCACCATTGCAATAGCAAAAAAAGGTTCAGTTTCACTCATTTTACTAGCTTCAATAGAATTTACTCTATTATTCCATTTTCCTATAATCTTTTTAACTTTTATCATTGTGCATTTTGCTTCCATAATTATCTCCTTTCTCATAAATATTACCAATTTTCACACATTGTCGAGCCTCATCTTCATCAAATCCAAATACATCATACTCTTCTCCCATTGGTTGCCCTTCTTCCAGCCATTTATTTATTATATCAACATCCACCGCCATATATCTTCCCCATCTTTCGCTAAAAACTATAACATATTTATGTTCCCTTATGTTTATTATATCGTTTTCATATATCTCTATTCCATAGGCATCTTCTAACCCAGTATATTGCATTAAAACATACCTACGATTTTTTAAAAAGAATTCTTCTATCTCTTCCCATCCAGTGCCATACCAACCAAACTGCCCTCGTGCAACATATCCTCCCATGACAAACTCTAATCTTGTTACAGCACATATTTCCTTTTCTTTTTTATCCCATGCTTTAAATTTAATTGGTCTCATTTAATTTACCTCCTAATAATTCAGGATTCTCATAGACATTCCCAATAACCTCTATTTCATAAGCAGAAAAATATCCCAATTCTTTTTGATTTTCTATATACCAACAACCTAATCTCATAAATACCATTCCTATCCCAAGAGGACTTTTCACTATATCCCCTTCATAAATTTCCTTGCCGTTACAATCCTTTAGCCCTGTATATTGTAGAAGAACAACATCCTCTGGATTTGGAGCCGTGCACCAATTATCTGCCAATGCAGAATAATAAAATATATCGCCCGAATTATTTACCCCAATATAATCTGGTTTTATCATTATTCTTTTCTTTTTATCCCAAACTCTAAATTTAATCTCTCCCATTGATTATCTCCTTTCTATTTTTGTTGTATTATAATTTTACAGTATCACATCTATCCAATTTCTTAATTAGGTCTATCATTGCTTGCATTTCAGCATGTTCAAGATATATTTTCTTTCCATTAATATTAAAATCATAAGCATTTATAGTTGAAAAAAATCGAAGTGTAGCTTTATGTCCAGGACAACCAGCTGGAGTGCAATCATCCAAACAATAATAATACAATTCTCTTTTACATTCTGACACTTTAATCGCTCCTTTCTTTTTAATACATATTAAGATACACAAACGGCAATTCTAAAACGCTCGCAAGCGTATCTCCAAAATATATCTGGGCTTTGGTAACATATTCTTTTGTAATTGCAAATGCGTAAGTTTTTCTTTCTATCATATCTTTTTTACTGTAAGGGGAATTCCCAGTATTACTAAACATATCTGCAGGTTCTTCAACGTCATAATTAAAGTCTACTACTATATCACAAATTCTGTTGACAAATTCCTTATAAACTCTACCTGCATTATGCTCGTAGGGCACATCATCCCAATCGTCTCCCCACTGCTTACCGTTTTTCCCAAGATATAATCGAATTAGATTGCCTTTTCTTTCAAAGTCGATGATTTCGTTTTTCATTATTCTCCCCCCTTCTTTACCCACTTTTCGCCATTCCACGTTTTATGATATTTAACTTCCATAACTGCATTCAAGACTAATTCCTGTATTGATTCAAATTTACGTTTTTTCATTAGTATAATTGACAGAAAAGTTTTATCTGTCTGTTTTTTATAACCGCCTACCATTTCAAATAGTTGGTCAAGGGTAGGTAACCAACAACATTTAGATAGATCTGGTTTAATTCTACGCCACTCAGCCTCTTCTCCTATAGGAAAACATGAATCATAACCTCCGGAAAAATAAGCCAAATGAACTCTTTTCTCTGCATATTTTGATACTTCTCCATTGTCCCCTACATCGCTCCATTCATAACCATAAAAATAATCTCCTTCTTCTGGCTTCCACGCTTTTTGAATTTCCTCTGCTTGTTCACACATTTTTATATATTCTTTAGTTACCATTTATTTACCTCCTTTTATATAATTAACCAATAAGCTAATATATTAGTCATATTTTCCTTCCTGTTATAATGTATTCCATTGTATTCTAATATATTACAGTGTATTACAATGTATTCTAACGTATTCTAATGTATTTCAATTCATTTTCTTCCCTTTTAATGAAATTAGTATTTTAATTTTTTACAAATTTCTTTAACCCTGCGTTCGTACTCATCAGGTTCACAATTTTTAATACTCTTTTTTAATTTTTCATATTCTTTGTCCCTATTCATAATTACCTCCTGTCCATATATTTAAATTATTTGCTTTACAATATTTTACCCAGCTTTCCCATTGTTTGTCTACCCTTTCTTTCGTAATTCCTTTTTTAGCTAATTCATAATAGAGTTCTTTAATTTTCTGATTAATTTCCTCTTTTTCCTTTTGCCACTTTTTTCTTAATTCTCTTTGCTTTCTAATATCTTCTTTCAAATAATTTAGTCTTTCCAATAATTCTTTTTTACTCATTTACTCTCCTTAATTATATTTAATCTTCAATTCTACAATATTCCGGATAGAAGTTCAAGAAAAACTTGCCAATACTTCCATCCCTATTTTTCCCAATTCTAATTTCCAATTTTTCCGGTGGTTCTCCCCCCTTCCTCATCTTAACCTTTTCTTTCAAGCGGTCTTCCCAATACAAAAATATTACTATATTAGAGCACTCCTCTATTCGTCCAGAATCCCGCAAGTCAGCTAATCTGGGAGTTCTTATTTCTTTATCTCTGCTTAACTGAGACAAAACAAAAGTTACAATCTCTTCTCTTAAGGTCAAATTCTGCAATTCCCTAATGTTATAAGTTGCCCTTTGATAATCAGAAAACTTAACATTACCTCCCATATTTTGTAAATAATCTATAAATACTATTTCAGGTTTATATTTTTTCACATACTTCACTACATCCCCTATATCACTTATTTTCTTGATATTCATTTCCCATTTATCGGATACTTTGCTAATTATATTTATTACATCCTGAAAAACCTCCTTCTCTCCCTCTTCAAATTCACCTTTTCTAAAATCTATAATATTTTTCTCATTCAAATTGGATAATATTCTTCTTCCTATTTCTACTGGAGTCATCTCTGAGCTAAGATATAGAACTTTTTTCCCATCTCGGGCAAAGTCAATAGCCAGCTGTATTGCCAATAAGCTTTTCCCCTGACTAGTCCAGCCCCCAATAGTTATCAACTCTCCTTTATCAACCCCGCCCAAGTAATGATTTAAAGTCTCTATTTCAAATTTATAATCGGTTCCTTTGGTTGAATCTTTAAGAGTTCTTTCCAATATCATTGAAAAAGTCTCTTCTTTATTGCTCTCTTCTGATAAGTTTTCCACTCTTAAAAGAGCCTCTTCTATTTTTATTTTACCCACTTTGACCTCTTCTAATATTTTCCATATCTTTCTTTGATTTGATTTCTTTTTTATTATCTGGTTGTAATATTTATAATTTTCCCCTTTACAAGGAACAGACAGTATCAAATCATAAACATAATTTTCCGGTATTTTGACACCCATTTCTTTAATCTTATTTTTAACTATCAATTCGTCAATACCCGTATCTTCTTTAAATAAGCTCTTAATAATCTTAAATACCATTTGATTTTTTTTATCATAAAAATCCTCTACGGATAAAGTTTCCACACTGTCATATAAAGCTTCTCTATTTAAGAACATCGAACCTAAAGAGGCTCTTTCCATTTCGTAATCATATAGTTGCATTATTTACTTTCCCTCCTTCAAATGGTCAGTTAATAGGGGTAGGTTATCTTCTACGGCTTGGTCTTTTTTAAGGGGGTAAATCCCCTGCCAACTATTTATTATACTTTGAGTTAGAATAGCTATTTGTTCTTCTTCATTATCACTTAACTTGCTTAATTTCCTTAAAGCCAATTCTTTAGCATATTCAGTCATCGGTTTTTTGATTTTCTTTCTCATTTTTAAATACTCTTTCCAAACTTTAATAAAATTAGCACTCTTTTCTTTAAGAGTTTCTTTATATGTTTCTTTATATGTTTCTTTACGTTCTGGCAAAGGCTTATTTTGCAAGGGTTTGAGGTCTGTTGAACTTGAGTTTTTGTCAAGTTTTGTTTGAGTTTTTGTCAAGTTAAACTTGACTTTTTCACAAGTTTTGTTTGAGTTTTTGTCAAGTTTTTTAGAACTTGACAAATTGTCAAGTTTCCATTTTTTATAATGTTCATTAAATTGATAGCAGTTATCTTTTACTAATATTTTATTTTCCCTAATCATTTTATTTATAATTTTATTTAGTTGTCCTTCATCCATTTCTATATCATTAGCTATTTGTCTTTTTGTTAATGGCTTAGTCCAATCTTGCCTTCTTTCTGTTCCATCAAAACCCCAGCTCCATCGGATAATATAAAATATAATTCTCATCTCATCTTTATTAAGCAAGCCTTTAGCAAAAATATCAATTAATATTTCGTTTTTAATTGGTGTAGAATTTTTTGGTATCATTTTAATTTATTTCCTTCAAATAAAATAGCCAAACAAAAACCAGCTGGGAGGCAGGTAGAGTATCCCCGTGACTAAGATACTCACAAACTAACAGCTGGTTCCGTTTGGCTATTATTCTTTTTGTATTTAGTTTTATAATTGTCACGATTAATCACCTTCCTCCATTAATTATTTTACCACTTCACTTACTTCTTGTCAAATTAAATCCAGTCACTTCCACAAACCATTGCCAGGGTTCACAATTATCGGTCTTCCATTTTCGCCCCCGGCATTCTTTATACTCCGGGCATTCGTGACAAATGAGTCTAACGTGGGGGTTATACTGTTTCCAAATTTTCTCTCCATCAATTCCGTAATCTCTAATGAAAATTTGGGCAAGAGTCCCGCCATATTCTTCAGGTTCATATTCTTCAGGAAGATTTAGCTCACCGTTACAATGCCGAGAGATTTGATGTTTTTCCAACCAGTTAAATATTGTTGTTTTTCCGCAACCACAAAGTTTTGCTATTTCATTTGCAGATAATTTCTCAACAATATATTTTTGGTATAACCAATGTCTATTTTGGTATTTTTTAGTCATTTTTTCCATAAAGATATTTCTCCTCTAATTTATTTTCCTTTAGTAAGTTTCTCTTTTAGAAATTTATCCATCTCTTTTGCAGATTTGAAGCTATCTAAATATCGACCGAATATCCAACTCCTTCCACATACAAAACAAGTATGAAAATATTTAGTATTCATAAGATGCTTATGAGCAGGATTACATTCTGGGCAACTTCTAAAAACGGGTTCTCCTTCTTCTAATTCGTAACTGTCAAATCCTTTATATTTCATTTTGATTCACTCCTCCATTTTCAAATCTTTCTTAAATACTTCATCCATAAACTCTTTTGTAGCTTCCTCATACCACTTATATTTACCCTGAAAGACTAATTTCTCGATATTTCTTCTAACCATTCTATATGTGTTAGATTTGTCGAGTTTCATTAAACTTCCTGCTCTAACGTATATTTGTTTTACTGTAGCCATTTTATTACTCCTTTCCATTTTCAAATTTTTCTACTTCTTTCATAATTAATTTTGTTTTATCCTCATCGCTTAGCAAGTTATCTCCATTGGCGATAATATCGTATACTTTTTGTTCGAGTTCTTTCCAGGTCATTTTAGTCCTCCTCATAATCTTTTAATGGACACCAATCAGGAATTTTATATATGTCAGGAATAACTCTTGCATCAATTTTTTTTACACATTATTCCCCTTTCTTTTCTTTTATTGCTTTAATATTTCCGTCTTTTGAAAATTCTACAATTGTATTGTGAGGGTGATAATCTATAAATTCGACCTTATAAATCGGTATTATTGTATTCATTTTGTATTGTTCAAACATAATGTAATTTCTGAAAAAATTGATTTTAGAAGTTTTGTATACCACTTTATTTGCATTGATAGCAATCATTGTTTTATCTCCTTTCTTTTATTTTTTATAGAACTAAAATTATAGTTCTCTTATAGTTTAATTATAGTTTTCAAAAACCCAATCCCTTAATTCAAAAACATAGTGAGCAATAAATTGGGGTATAATTACTATAACAATCCCCGATAACATAACCAAACCTTCAATTATTTTTTTGAGTATTTTCATTCTTATTCTCCTTTTTATATAGTTATGACTATATACCATACCCAAATTCCAGCAATCAAATGAAACGTGGCTTTAGCATAATTATCTCTAATTACCTCTAATATACAAAATACAAAGTTAACTATTGCAAGTCCTCCACACAACCACATTAGAGAAGTCATTTATATTATCTCCTTCCTTTTTTTAAATATTTTAGTTCTGGGATTGAGCGTGACCAACCCAACCCCAGAAACGAAAGAGCTATTAATCTGCTGGCAGGTCTTCATCTGATACTTCATAGTCAGGCATATAATTCTTAAGTTTGCCTATTATTTCTTGCAATTCTTTTTCTGTATAATTTTCTAACTTTTTGTTTAAGCCTAAAGCCTTATAAAATTTTTCGTCATCATCTAAAAAATTCTCGTGTCTTAGACTATTAATCTTCTCGATTAATTTATTTTTTTCTGACCCATTCTTATTCTTTTTCTCCTTTTCTCTTTTTTCTCTTACTCCTTCTACTCCCTTTTCCTTATCACCCCACCACCAAGTTAAGATCTTATTGGCTTTTTCTTTAGTTAAATCTTCAGGTCTACCTATTTTTTTAATTTCCTCTTTAGTAATATATTGGCTATCTACAATTCCTTTTTTGTTCCCATTACCAAAGATATATTCTTTTTGTCTTGAAGTGGCTGGTTCATTATTAATCTTCTCTGGTATTATCTCTTCTGCAGGGGTAGGTTCATAGTTCGCCAAAACTGCTACAAAAGCCAAACAATTACGCAATGCTTTTGCACAAGCTCTGGTTTGAGCCATAGATTTTAGTTGAAAGCGAGGTTTATTTTTCCAATTAGGTTCATCAAAACAGCACTCTGCTTCTGCAGCAGAAATTTCTACTCCATCTTTCAAAGCTACCGCTTTAGCAGTAAAACCAAATAATTTGTTATCTTGAAAAATTTCTTTTACATCTATTACTTTTGCAGTGGTGCGGTCAAATCTTCCCAAAGTTTGCCAATCTTCAAAATATAGATATTGCTTCCCTCCCAAAATTAATTTTTTCTTTCGACTATCTACAATTTTTTGTAATTCTTTGGCAGCTTCCCGAGCTTCTTTTACTACTTGGCCAGGTTTGTTATTTCCTACTTTAACTATATTCTTTTTATTTTTTTCAATAAGTTCATTTTTATTATCCATTTTATTTTTCCTCCTCTTTTAGTTTTTTGTTTTTTTTCAACCATTTATATTTCTGGTAGGCATTTTCTTCGTCATAAAAGACCATATCGTAATTTATTTGGCTTCTGGCTTTAAGCCAAGCCAGCTCTTGCTCAACAGTCGTTCCATTTTCCATAGCTTTATATCTCGCTATATGTTTAAGAGCCATAATTAATCCCCCTTTTCAATATTTTCTTTTCCATTTAAAATAAGCTTCCTTCTGTAATTCAATTTCCAAATGGCAATTCTGACAATGCCCCCTCAAGATTCTGGCAAATGACGGAGATTCTTTGTCTACCTCAAGAGGAACAGGTTCCCCGCAATTTTCACATTCATAAGTGTAAGTCCAATCTGCATTCGGATAAATGTCTTTATATAGATTTTTCATTTTATTTTTACCTCTCTCTACATTTTTTTATAGCAAGTTGATGCTCGACATATTCCTTCAAGGCGATTTGACATAAATCGCTTAGACTAATTTTCACTGGTTGGAAACTTTTTGCCAATTCCCTTGCCCGGTCTTTTAGCTCCTTCGAACCGCAATCAAAAGTGATTGTAGTTCTTTTATCCTTTTTATCAGACATAATTTCACCCCCTTTCTTTTATTTCCAAATTGCAATATCACGTTCTTTTCCATTAGGAAAAAGCACCCTTACAAAGCCGTTTCCATTAGAGAACATTTCTAAGACTTTTACTACTTTGACTTTATAGTGTTTTCCTTTAAAATTTATTTTTATAATATCTCCTATTTTCATTTTTTCTCCTTTCTTTTTTAGAGGCAGAAGCTTACCCTTCTACCTCTATCATTTCTTTGTGACATATGGGGCAAAAAGCAGTCCCATTGTCATCCCATTCTACTTCATTTAGATTTTTCGCTTCCCATCCACAAACTCCATTCGGGCACTTGTAGATTATCCCTCTTTTTTTATAATCTTGGAAATTTAGGTTTTTCTCTTTTTTCATCTTTTTTTTTCTCCTTTCATTTCTTTTATTCTAACATTGTAAGAAACAAACCAAAATCTTTGTCTTCATTTAACTCTTTGCATAGAAAGTAATTTTCTTTTGTATCGTCTACGTAAATATTGAATGTTGTCACTTTCCTTTGTAATAAGTTTTTTACTTTTTCGAATTCTTCCTCTACATCCTTTGGGGACTCTTTTATCCAAGCACGACTATCAGAATTCCATTTATACCCCAACTTTTTCAGGGTATCTTTGGCTCGATAAGTATCTCCTGCAACTGCAATTCTATTTATTTTGGTTTTTTGTTGGAATTCGCTTAATTTCATTTTTCATTTCTCCTTTCTTTTTTCTATACATATTTTAAACTATTTTCTAAATCTTGTCAATACTTTTTGAAGAAAAAAATTAAAAAAAATTAAAAAAAATTTAAAATTGTAGTATTGCACAAAAAATGGTATATATTGAGGTGAGTATTGGATGGATTGCACAAAATAGAGATAAAAAAACTCCCCAGTGTCCTTATCACTGGGGAGAATGAAAGGAGAAAAAAAAATGAAAAGTTGCCAGATTATTGACCGCTCTGGCTACGGTGGAGGGTTTCAAAATCTGGGCATACAAATTTCGGTTCAGGAAAATTTTCCTTCATTATTTCCTCTATCTGTTTTTTATTCTTAGCCATAATTTTATTTAGAATATCTTCTATAATTTTGTCAATATATACTTCATAACGTTTTTCGAAAATGTATCGTCTATACTTCTCGTGATAATCTTGGTCATAAATTTTTAACGCCTTAAATATTTTAGTCCACAAAGGAATAGTTACTTTCTTCTCTAACCAAGAATCCCCTAAGAATTGTCGGTAGGGTTTCCGTGTTTAAAGATTCCAACTAAGTTAAAGAACGCTACCACCATATCAATAAAATTCCCAGCAATACCCAATAATCTTTCTTTAGTTATAGGTAGGGGATTGACCTCAGCCAGCTTATCATAAAGTAAAGCAATAGCATCCAATACAGCTTGCTTCTTCTCAGCTCCGAAGCCAGGTGTTTCAAATTCTTTAATCAGAGTCAGAATTATAGGTATAATCCCACCTATAAGACTTAAGATTTTTAAGATGTTGGCCACCTCATTCACCACCTTTCTTTTTTTCTTTAACGTGCTGTGAATAACACTTTTAAGAATAGTTTCTCATTTTCTTACATAGTAATAGACATTATTGTCGGGTTGTATGTATACTTTTAAGAATTGTTTTCCTTATAATGTTCTTGATATATAATATTATTAATTTTAGCATATACTGATATATCTCTAAATTTGTCTTCTACGGCTTCTACTGTATTTGTTTTCCCCTCTCCGATTATGTCATAAACTGCATCAATTTGTTTTGCCATAAAAACCATACTAACTTTGAGGTCATCTGGCACATTTGGATTGTTCAGAATTTTATGACATAACCTACCAACCCTTTTAAAATTACCTAATGGGTCTTTTTCGCTTGCATATTGATAATTCTTTTTATTATGCACCTCAATATCTTGTTCGGTTAATTTGTAGAAGAGTGGATGTCCGTAATATTTTTTTCTCTTCATATTTCCCCCCTTTTTTACCACATAAATAATTGATAAATATCAGCTAAATTTTTTGCGTTTGCATATTCGTTTTTCTGGATGCATTCTATCATTCTTTGAAGAATTAATACTTTACATTTTGTTATCATAGCATTTATATCATCGGCTTCTGTTGTATCTCTCATAACAATTCCCCCTTTACTTTTTTTAACTATAACCGAATTCGGTCTTAACTAATTTCAAAAAGTAAAATAAGTTTTTTCTTATTTTACTTTAAAACTTAAAAGTAAAATATATTCCACTAATACGACATTTTTTAGAATAGTAATATTAGTAGATTTTACTTTGCAATATCATTGCATTATTGCTAACTATACTTTACATTTTAATAATAATAATATTGTTTCTAAAACTATTTTAGTCATAATATAAGTTAAGTCAAGTATAATGGAATAACATTTTTATTATTCCATTTAAGTCAAGTATGGTAGAATTACCAGTCTTGAATTAACAATAAAATTTTTGTCTGGTAAATTGGACACTCTCCTATTTGTTCACATTTAAGTGAACTTTCAATAATTATGAACATCCGTATAAAATATGTCCATATATATAGACGTGTCCATATTTTATACGGACTTGTCCATATCAAACTCTTCAACTGCCATTTCAAAATGGTATTTATAAACTTTATCTTTCGGCGTTTTCTCTTTTATAAGTGTTCTGCCGTTAATTATTACTTCTATCACTTCCCCCTCATCTAACGAAAAATCAGTGTGGTATTTAAACTCATTTCTCTCTTTACTATATCTATACTTACTTAATGGTTTCCAATATTGCACAAATTATCTCCATTTCATTTTATTTATACTTAATATTTAATTTTCAATTTTCATATTGCAGGGTAACAAACCTACGGCATTGTGTTTATTCGCCGTAGACTAAATACTTGCGTGGATATCCTTGCCCTTTGTAGGCTCACCGTTAAGTCGAACCCGAACTGCCCCTGTAGCAGGTTTTTCGTATTGCCCTACAATACTATAACTGGCATAGCCCATAAATGAACCTGTCGCTATATAAGTCTGTTGTTCCTCGATTAATTTTTTAGCCCGTATATCAGGTATTACATATTTTTCCTTGAAAGCTCCTTTTAAGTGGACGTGCGCGCCACAGTATAAATCAGCCAATACCATAGCCTTTAGCTTCTTTAACCGATTTAATTTCCCGCCAGGTGTTGCTCCCCCACCTCGCATATGATGGAGATACACTGTATATACATATGGTCGGTATTTATCACTTTTATTATCCTTATTATCTCCAACTGATAAAAAGAGATATGCACACCAGTTTGGGAAGTATTCTATCCCTAACCGAAAAGCTAAATCTCTTATTGGACTATCTCCTACTGCTTTTTCTATACGTGCACAGTGGTTCCCATCTATACAGCCTAATATTTTATCTTTAATTGGTTTTAGCTCTTCATACAAAAAGTCTTTTGCGGTCTTAAGATTATAATCCTGCTCATACACATTCCCTAATGATGTTTTGGTAACCGAATCGAAGAGGTCGCCCATCAAAAAAGTATAAGCCTGTGGAGTATCCCTAATCCATTTTACCATATTCCGAAACTTTTTAGTGGCATACCTGCCTTCTTCTGAAGTTCCCCCGAGACCTGCTTTGTCGCCTACGTGAGTGTCGCCAATCGGCACAAGATAAATATGGTCATATTCACGAGGCAAAATAATAGATTTTGTTTTTATCAAATTTTACCTCCTCTCATTTACTTTTATCATTTCCTATATTCTTTTGTCAAGGAAACATTTTGATTATTTGTCCCGCCGTAAAGGACACTTTCATCATTATTTATCCTTATGTTTAACCCAACTAAAATTGATATAAATATTAAAAATAGATAGACTATTATTACCCTTAACATTTTCATTTCTTTTCCTTCGGTATAAATTTACAGCATTCGGCTATCTTTAATATTTTCTGAGGATAATCCGGTGAAGTTGCATACCCTGCTTTCCAAAGTTCCCAAATATAGGCTCTTGGATTGTTTTTATTAGCTACTGCTTTTTTATAACGTTTATTGTTCAAAATTAAATTTCCATAGTCCATAAAACTTTCTGTATAACTTGTATAAGCCCTAAATTTTGCAATTATTCTAATCTTTTTCCCATTAATATATTCGTGAGTATATACTTCAACAAATCCATTACTACCTTTTCCTTTTATTCCAAATAAATTATAAGAAAACTTCCCAGTATTAATATCGATAGGAATATATCTACCCCAACCTGTTTCCAATATTGCCTGACTCGCTAATATTGAAGCAGGTAAACCAGTAATTTTTTTGGCTTCATAAGCCTGCTTTATTATTTTTCTTGAAAACCACCATTGCTTTATGTTCATCATTATCTCCTAACATAAAATTAATCAGCATCTGCCTGGTCTTTAGTCCCCTGTAAAAAGAACCTTAATATTTCTCTCTCTAACCCTGCCAAAATTGTATAGCCTGCTATTGCTTGAGCGTTAAGAGAAGATACATCACTAAAGAGATTAATAGTTACTTTAATAAAAAGAAAAGTTAAAGCAAAAACTAAAACTCTTCTAATTATCCTATTTTTAACAATCCAGTCATTCATAATTATACCTTCTTAACCGAAAAGTATGCTATTATAGCATTGATAACCAGAGTAATTACCGCACTCACTCCAGCAGTGATTCCCTTCATTCCCGCAATAGCAATACTATTCTTATTAATTTTCTCTTCTTGTTTTATAATTTTATCATTCTGTTTAGCTAAATAATTATTAATACTTTCAATGTCTTTTTGAAGATGTTTTATTTCGTTTAGTAAGACTACATTAGTTATTCTTGCCATTGCATCATCTCCTTTTACTTCATTGCTTCTTCTTGCTCTTTTATCTTTTGTATTGCTTCTTCTTTTGTGATTTCTATTTCTTCTGTTTTTTCTTCTATCATATTATCGTTATAATCATAGCCTTGTTTTACAGTTTTCTTAAATTTCCCTGTTACAGGGTCTAAAGTAACTCCTGGTTTAAGTTTATATCTTTTTGTCTCTTTCTTTACTTCATAGCTTTTAACTTCACCATCTTCTTCATCAAAGTAATATTTTCGTTCTACTTCAAAGGTTTTGGTTATTGGGTCTACTTTTTCTAATAATTTCCCATCTAAACTCCGAAATTCTCCCTTTAGGGGTAAAAATAACTCCAGAGATTGAGCTTCACCATTGAAAAATATTACTGCTCCATTTAATTTACTTGGGGGAACTTCTTTCTTTATCATCTCAATAATTGTTTCACGTGTTTGATAATCATACAAAACGTAAGGTGGGTCATTTCCACCATCACTGGTTAGTTTACCTGTGCAGTGAATATCGCCATTTACATCTAATGTATATCCTGGACTTGTTGTCCCGATGCCGACGTTGCCGTTTTCTTCAATTATGAGATATCTTGAATAGGTGGAGAAATCACCCGCTGATGCTGTATTCTGATCTATAAGGAATGCATCACTACTGATTCCCAGTCGCCATAGTCCTGCTGGTAGTGTTTGATCACTTTCTCTAAATATATTTAAAGGCGCAGACCTTTCAAATTTAACATTTCCCACCACATGCAACTCCGACACAGGACTCGTTGTCCCAATACCAACGTTGCCACCATCTTTTATAAATATTCCATTACCACCATCATCCTGAAGATAAAGTCCTGTTGCATCACCTTTTACTTTTGGTGTAGTAATATCAGTTGTAAATGTCGGACTTGTTCCAAATACTAATTTACCACTCCCCGTTTCATCACTTATTACCCCTGCAAGTTCGGCAGAAGTGGTTGGAGCAAAGGCAGATAATTTATCAGTAACATAAGCAATATTGGCATACTCATCGGCAGTCAGATGGTAATATTCATTTACTGCTCCTCCTTGCAGTCCACCAAGATGATTATGATTTGACGTATTCGTTCCTACAAAAAACGTATCCGTTACCATTTGAACTTCGGTAAAACTTCCCCCAGCTTGAGGAGCAATTATCTTTCCTATAAGACAACCGAAGTCTGTCAGATAGCCAGGTCTGGTAGGTTCAGGAGCGGTTTCAGCCTCAGCTAAAGTATAACTACCTCGCCCATAGACTACGTATACGTGACCGTCACTAACATCTCGATAAACCCAATGACAGCCATATTTATTGGGAGCTATATTCCCTAAAGTTCCGTCTCCATCATCATAATGAGCATAATCAATAGTATTACTTTGAGTTTTTGTCCAGCCACCCGTTCCATCTCTGTAAATGTAAGTAAATTCAGTTGTAGAGCTGTCATACGCATTTTGGGTAATTCTGTTAATGCCTGCATAAACTATTCCTTCGGTAAGAGTAAAATTATTTGTGCCAGAATAAACAATGTTATTTCCACTTTCTAATTCTATTGCCCTTAATGTCCTTGCTCTTTGATGTAATTTTTTAACACCATCACCAAATCTAAAACCACCAGAAAGATAATGAACCTTATCAGAACTATCTTTCATTACTTTGCCAATAGGTATAGCATTGTAACCATTTGGAGGAGTTTCGCTTAGTGAAATAGTGCAAGGAGTTCCATAAGTCAATACCACATAATAGGTAGTATCGGTAGCAGGAATAGACTGGTTATCTTGTTCATCTAAAGTAACCGATACTAAAGGAGCGGTAGCACTTGCCGAAGTCCGCAAATAAGCCTCAGTAATAGCATTGACCTTGAATGTTCCAGCATTAGTCCCTTCGGTTATTTCGCCTCCAGTGACAATACAAGGGCTATCGAGAGCATTAGTTACATTTTCGAGGTCATCAATCACTGTAAGAGTTCCTGGTGAAGTGTCACCATCAGCAGGGTAAGTAGTATTATATTTACTGTGACCGAGAAGTTGTCCAAAAGCATCAAGTATCATTCTAATCTCATTCTGATTCTCAAGGGCATCCGCGTGATCCTCAGTACTTACAAAATAATCTGTTCCGCTTTGCTCAGTGTAGCTATAAAAAGCATAGCCATTTATATTAAATACTAATAGGATAATCGATAAAATAATCCCTACCCATATTTTATTTTTTAACATCTTCTTTTTCCACCTCGCTTTTATTTGGGTTATAGTTTCGTATTTCGTTTATGATTAGTTCCTTTAAGCTCAACATACTAAACTGACTTAACCTATTCCCCAGCTCCTCTTTTAAGAACTGGTCAAATATCTGTTCAATTTTGGTTATTAGATTTTCCATTATTTTACTCCTCTCTAAATTTTAATTGTTATATTCCTCTTCTATTATATCATTATTATAGTCATAGACAATGTATTTTGTCCAAATAAGACCAGTATGTTTTCCACTTTCTTCTACTATATCCCTAAATGTATCAAAACCATAATAATAATATTGATTATCAGTAAAAGAATATTTATTATTTTCTCGGTAAACTGCTAAATAATGTGAAATTAAAGTTTTTTGATAATATATATGTATCTGATAAGTTGTATAGCCGTGATAATTAGCTACAAACACTCCGAATGTAGCCATATCATTGCAGTCTCCCTTTTTTGTTTTCCAAAGAGTATAAGGGTCAGGAGCATAAAAAATATGTGCTTCACAAGTAAAGTTTTCCAACATATAATCTCCAATTTTCTGTGGTGTATCTAACTCTTCAATCACTGCAAGGAATTCCTCATCATCAGGCAGAATAAAACTATTAAGATTACATACTCCACATCCAGTTAATAATATTGATATTAAAATTAATAATATAATTTTCCTTACAATCTTATTTCCCCTTTTTAGGATTTTTGCTAATAACCTCTTCAATTTTATTGTTATACTTTTTGAAAAAGTCAGGGTATTCTATTTTAAGGGTATCCATTATGTATTTTAGTGTTTTTCTTAATATCTTGTATTCACTTGGTTTATTATATAATTTATTAATTTTAGATGCTAAAGCAATTCTTCTATTTGTATTAGCAAAATAAGAATATTTAGTATAATCGAATGATTTTATTTTTCCATCTACAATTTCATATAAAGGAAAACTCCACCAAGTCTTATCTTCTCTCACTTTAAACACTTTATAATCTATTTCTTTTGTTTCTTTTCCATTCTTATCTTTCTTGTAATAAATTCTAAGATTATCTTTTATAAATTTATCGTCATCAGGCAATTCAATCATATGGTCATAACCATAAAATTCTGTATTTATGATTCTCAAAATAATTTCGTGTTCTATTAAATTATCTTCTTCTTCAAAAGACATTTTTTTTGTTTCAATAAATAATTTCATATTTAATCACCACCCTGCACTTACATCTATTCTATAGATATTGTCCAAATCACTAACTATATGCATCCAATCATTACCATAAATAAAAGAACCAGATTTCCCAGAATGGGAAGGTTCAGTAGTTATGGTAGGTAATCTTAAGTGACCTGTATTATGGAATAACAATTCACATTCAGCATTAGCAAGGGTTATAACACTCCCTGATGTGTATAATTCGGTAGAATGAGCTGATATACCAATAGAAAAAGTAGCATAGCCTGATTTATAAAATCGCATAGTCCTCGAACCAGCATCATAAAATCTAACTTCACTATCTTCAAAATAAATATCCTCATCCGTTCCACCACCAATTCTTAACCTCGTCCCATAAATTGTCCCACTATGAACTGTGCCTAAAGTAGCTGTTATTGCGGATAAACTGGTTACGTCTATCTTATCAGCAGTTACTGCCCCAGCTTGTAAATGGTCTGTCGTTACTTTACCAAACCACGCTTCATTACCTGTTATTTCGTTAACATTCAAAAGATTTGTTGTTATACATCCTGCAACAATATCATTAGCACCTGCTTTATTAGGCTGAACGCCATCAGTGGGAGTAGAAGTAGCTCCTTCTGTCCCAGTCTGAGTATAGGCTTTTACTCGATAACGATAATATTTTGTATAAGTTAATAATAAATCCAACCACATTGTAGCATCAGTTCTTACCCGTTCAGTCCATTCCCCTGTCCAAGTTGTCCCATCATCGCTTTCTTGTCTTTCTACCGCATACCCAGCAATATTAGTTTCGCTTGACCTATTCCAGGTAACTTTTATTCCTGATAACAAAGCAGTGGCTACAGCTCCACTTACTTGGGCTGGGGTTTCACTATCAGTAGCGGTTACTTGGGTTACCTGAGAACTCCAATTACTTCTATTACCATAAATATCTACAGCTCGGATATAAACTTCATATTCTACGTTTTGTTCAAGTCCAGTCCAAATAAAACTGGTATCCGTAGTGGTTACATAGCCGAAATCAGAATAAGCAGTCTTTTTATACTTCAACTCATAGTGAGAAAAATCATCTTCGGTATTGGCATCCCACGTAGCTTTCAACCAAGCTAAACTGGCTTGGGTAATTTCGCCTATACCTGTAGAGAGAGACAACCCAGTAGGCACGTCGGGGGCTTCAGTATCCCTCTTCAGGCTTTCATTGCTATGATAGAGTAATTGCAGTAAAAGGTCTTCCAAGCCCTTTAATTTAGTAGCAATGGTAACCTGATAAATATAATATATAACCTCTTCACCTTCCACATATCTATATGGTATTTCTGCCTCAGTAGCAGGTTTATACCCTATAACTGCTTCAGTGGCAGGTTTATAAGGCACATTAGCCATATCTTGTTGATATATATCAACCCTCATCAATTCTACCTTTTGAATTAGAAAATCCTGATTTATATTTCTTTTGGTAGAATTTAAGGTTATAATCTGACCGCTTCTAACATCACTTCGATCCGTGATAAAAGTTCCTTGAATAACTGGATTGGCATTTTGTAATAAATCAGCTTTGGCTACCTCAATAGCCCAT